ACTAAACCTCTTTGTTTTAGGAAGCATAATAAAGCACCTTCTAATGAACGAGATGTGAAAAATACATCTTCATATGCAACGTGTCCGGCGTGAGCAATACCTCTACATAGGTCAATGAATTGTAGTTTCTTATCCATATCTACAATCAATCGAACGTCTTCTAAGTTATACTCAATAAACTTTTCAATATCATCTCTAAATAAATCATCCAAATTGCCAGAGTATTCTACCTTACCTCTACCTAATTCAATTTTAGCAACGGTATCCAATCTATAGTTATCTAATTCAGTATAGTTGTATTCTTTATATAGAACTAAATAATCCAATGCAGATACTCCACCGATGAACCACTTCTTTCTATATGGTGAAAAGAATACTTCTCTAATAGGAGATAATCTTCTCGCTTGCTTTTCACCTAATACATTTTTTAAACGATTGTAAAGATAAGGAACGTCAAAGAAATCGATGTTCCATCCAGTAATAATTGTTGGATTAATGTGTTCGTAAATAGAGAGAAACTTAGATAGCATTTCTCCTTCTGATTTGAACGGAACTACAATTCTGTTTTCCGTTTTTGAAGAAGTCATTGTTCCCTTTTTATCGAGAACTAACACATAATAAAAATCTTCCACCGAATCATGTGCAGCAATAGAAGTTATTTCATTCTGTGCCTTTTCGGTATCAGGTAGACCAGTAATCATCTCTACCTCAATGTCAAAGGTACATATTCTATGCCCCTCTGATGGTAAATCTGAATTTGTATATAAATCTACTAATACTCTAGTAACTTCAGGAACGTCCGATTCGAACAAACCCTCATCTTCTTTTGTGTATTTGTAAATCTTAGTTAACCTATCACCATAGATACTCTCCCATTCTCCGTTTTGTGCGGGTTTGAAAGCGTATCTTTGGTAAGGTATTGTGAAATATCCTTTTACATCATCCCAAATATGGACGGTATTGGTATTCCGTTGGTAGTATATATTTTGATACATCGTAACATTTTAGTGTACCACAAAGATACAAAAACTTTTTAATAAAAACAAGTCTATTTTAGGTACTCGTTTATTTTGTTTTCATAGGTCATCTTTGCATTTACACCTGCCAATCTATCAACCTCAACACCATCTTTTACAAATACAACAGTTGGTACTGAACGTATTCCATATTTTGATGCCTGTTCGTGGTCTACATCCACATCAATTGTTTCAAACACTACATTTGAATATTGGCTTTTAATACCTTCCATTACAGGTGCTAATGCTCTACACGGCCCACACCATACTGCTGAAAATCTTTTTACTTCTAACATATTATTACTATTTTATTTTTTATCCTTCACAACTTACACATGTCTCATCCATTGCTCTTGCTGCTATATCACCTCTCAATACTGATTCGGTTCTCATATAGTAAAGTGTTTTAACACCTTGCTTCCAAGCTTCCATGTGAATTTGATTAATCCACTTTGGTTCTGCGGTTGCAGGGAATGCTAAGTTTAGAGAAACTGCCTGGTCAATATATTGTTGTCTTACACCAGCTTGCCTTACTAAATCCAATTGGTTGATTTCTTTAAATGTTTTGAATACATCTTTAACTGAATTACATCTATGTGCACGCTCATCAATTGATACTTCGCTACATTCAACTAATTTACCATCTGAAAAACACCATTCATCTAAGAAATCCAAATCTTGCACCGAACCACCATCTGCTAAAATCTTATCCCATACTTCTTTGGTATTTTTACCAACTTTACGAAGTACTCTTTCCAATTCAGGATTTTTTCTAATGAATGTTCCTTTAGCAGTTTGTTCCGTAAATACATTAGCCGCCCAAGGTTCAATACCACTACTTACATTACCACTCAACTTAGAGTTTGATACCGTAGGTGCTACTGCTCTTAAGTGTGTATTACGGAATCCACTTTCTTTACACCATAGGGGTTCTCCATATTCATCTGCTAAATCTCTACTTGCTCTTTCCGATTCAATTTTCATTTGAGAAAAAATCTTACGAGTTTCAAATTGAGCTTGCAATCCTTCAAATGGTAATCCCTTTTGCTGTAAGTAAGTGTGCCACCCCAACACACCTAATCCCAATGCTCTGCCTCTTTCTGCTGAACGAACTGAATTCTCAAATCCTCTCATATTCTTGGCCCTCTGTAAGAATTCCTCTAATACACCATCTAAAAAAATAGTAGATGTGTATATCAAATCAGTATCTTTCCATTCATCATATTTTGCTAAGTTTAAAGAACTTAAACAACAAACAAATGAATGTGACTCATCAGTATGTAAAACAATTTCAGAACAAATATTTGTCATATGAACTTTTAATCCATTCTTCTTATACATTTCAGGATTGTGTTTATTAACATTTCCCTTATACATAATATATGGTTCACCAGTTGCTTTTCTCTTTTGTAAAAGTTTACCCCACTTTCTACGAGCCTCAGAATCTCCTTCTTCTAATTTCTTCATAAACTTATCACTAACAACAACACATTGGTGTAAATTTAGTGATTGACGGTTTACATCACCTTTCGGTTCTCTAATCTCTAAAAAATCTTCAAAATCTTTATGTTCAATTTTAATGTTTACTGATGCTGCTCCTCTACGAACACTTCCTTGATTGGTTGCGAGTATGGTAGAATCGTATATCTTTGCAAATGGTACAATACCATCACTTGTTCCGTTGCCGGTGATTTTAGAACCCGCAGGTCGTATCATATTGATACCGATTCCAACACCACCACCATGCTTTGCTAACAACATCAATTCTAAGTTCTTAGACCCAATCTCATAGATACTATCACCAACATCAATTCCGAAACATGAAATTGGTAATCCTCTATCAGTACCAGTGTTTGATAATACCGGCGTTGCTAAACACAACCAACCCTTCCAAATGTAATCAAAGAACTTTGTTGCTAATTGTGGTTTATCCAATCTTTTAGCAACTGCCGTAGCAACTCTCCAATATGCATCCTTTGGTTTTTCTCCTGCTTGCAAATATGTTTTAGATATAGTTTTTACATATATCTCATTGTTTCCCCAAGAAGGAAAGTCAACATCAACTTCCCATCCATTTTCTTCTCCGTAATTTTTCATAAATTATTTTTAAAATATATTATCCCAATTTTCACCTTCCCCAGCCTTACTATAATCAGTAGGTCTCATAGCGAAGAAATCGGTATGAGTTACTCCGCCTGTAAGATGGTAGAACCAATCTAATTCAGATGCTTTCTTTTCATTAAATTCAAAGTAGTCATCTCCACCTTTAATTGGGTTATATCCTAACTCCCCTAATTTTTCATTAACTCTTTTTGTAATGAATTCTTTTAGGTCATTCTTTTTAAGATTCTCTAAATCACCCATTTCAAAAATCTTATCAATGAATTTATGTTCTAAATCTCTAATCATTTCCGCTGCTTTGTAGATGTCAGCTTTAGCTTCCTCTAACAATTCAGGAAACTCATCACACATATGTCTGAATAATTGACAACCCATCTTTGAATGTAATGATTCATCTCTAACACTCCACTTCATTTGTTGTCCAATTCCTTTCAATAGATTTCTCATTTGGAATGAATATAATACAGCGAATGATGAGTATAATGCTACACCTTCCGCAAATGCCGAAAATATAGCAAGTGAACGAGCAACCTCAACTCTTGCCTTATGATTTTTTTGTAAATCTTTTGGTGTCCAATCTGCAGTTGTATTTGTAAGAAGTTCAAATCTTTCTTTCATTGTTTCATCATGCATAAACCCCGCAAAATCATCCAATCCTAATGTTTCATTAAGATATGAATATGCTACTGAATGTATTGTTTCCTGAGAACCAAACGCCATTGCCATTTGTCTAATCTCATGCTTTGGAAACCATTTAGTAACCATACCTGTCCAATAATCCGATACTGCACATTCAGTTTGGGCAAATCCTAAAAGGATATTACCTACTAAATGTTTTTCTTCTTTTGTTAAATTCTCATTCCAATCCTTCACATCACCTTGCATCGGTATTTCGGTATGTAACCAAAATGCCTGCATTTGCTTTAACCAACCTTCGTTGTAGTAGTCTGGATATTCAAATGGTTTATAGGGGATTCTATCCGTAAATAATTTGCTCATATTATAGTCTTTATTATGTGTTTATTCTAATAGGGGTAAGAATAAATACATCACATTTTCTAAAAAATTTTCGGTTCTTTAGAAAATTTTTATGTCGTTTTTTCTTTAGTTTTCTTTAGTTTTTTTTACGAGTCGGAATCATCAAATGGAAATCTACTAAATATTATAGGAGAAATATCAACCCCATCTTCATTTGTGAGATGTAGTCTTACAATATTGTAATCAATATATTCTACAGACTCATCAACTGTCATTCCTCTTTGAACTAAGATACTAACTATAGTATCATAATCATATATAATACGAGTGGTGTTAGAATCATATCCAATTATAGCATCATTTAATCCGTCTAATATAACCATACCAGAAGATATTTCGTCTATTATCTCTAAATTACTTTCATTCATTTTAACCCATATTATCTACATACTTTTTATGTAGTAGTTGTTTTTGTAATAATTCTCCATTTTTACTTTCCTTACTTGCTATGATTCCATTTGATGAATTTGCTGCATATACTTCAATGATACCTTTGTTAGTGTTCATCTTTGCAGGAAAGGTTAATCCATCAGGTCCAAATCTATTTTTCATAACGTGGAATCTAGCAGTATCATTCAACTTATCAGTATCTTTTCTACTAACTGATATGATTAAATCTGCGTTCATTACTTTTGCATAACTATCCGCAATTTTATCAGCGTGAATTACATCACTTTCAATCGCACTTCTATTAGTTTGGGATGCAGTCCAAATTGGTATTTGATACTCACCTCCCATTGCTCTTAAATCAATATAGATACCACCTTGTTCCTGATAATCTGAATTGTTTTTAGAGTTAACTGATACTAATAAATCAGCGTAGTCTATAATTATCAAATCGGGCTGAAATTTGGTTGAACGAACCATATCAATGTGTGCCGCAATTGTGTTTGCAGTAATACCCTTTGGTGGATAATATTTAATCATCAATCCACCTTTTAGTTTATCTACCTTATCCTTAATTTGTTCTTTATTATCTCTTAACTCAGCTGATGGGATACCAGTAAAGATTGTATCATATCTCTGCCCAACATAGTTCTGTGTAAGTTCTAATGTATAGTGTAATACATTCTTACCTTGTCTAACTGCTTCCGCACCAATGTGGCAAAGAACCCAAGTCTTACCAACTCCAGATGGTGCAACGATTACTCCTAACTCACCAGGCCCTAATCCTCCATCTATTAACTCATCTATTACATCCCAATTAGTTTTAACGGTTCTTCTATTAACCTCTTCAAAACGAACTTCTATATCTTCTTTGTAATCTAATCCTAAATCATTTGATTGTCCAACTTTAACCGCATCTCTTACTAATTTTTCAATCTTATCAAATTGACCCGTTTGTAATAAGTCAACTGATGTAAGGATAACATTTTTAAAGTTTTGATTTTTACAGAATGTTACGAATTCGTTCTTAACCCATTCGGAATCCCCTCCACTTTGAAGAGCGTAAATTGCTTTTAACTGAGTAAGAACATTTTGCTGAAGTGCCTTATCGGTAATTTTTTGTATCTCTGTTTTAAAGAAATCAGTAGTAGGAGTATTTTTGTATTTAGAAAAATATTTACGGGTTATATCAACTACCCATTTGTTAGTATCAGATTCAAAATATTTTGTTTCCAAAATATCCGAAACTTGCTCTAAGAAAGGTCTATCTGTTACTAAATTGGTTACCACTTTTGTTTGGTAACTCTGTCCGTATTTCGCTAAATTGTCTACCGCTTCACTCATGCAACAAATATAAGATTAAAATTTGGTATTTCCAAATTATTATAAAACTAAATTACCAAATGATGACCTTAACCAATCATTTACATCTCCCCAATTTTGTAGGATTTTGTATTTCATACCAAACCCAATGAACTTCATTTTATCTAATGGCTCAATTGATTCATTAAATCTGTCGTTTATTTTAAGTTTAGTAATCCCGCTAATATCCGGGTCTTCCAATTGCATTATCTGAAAGTTTCTTTCAATGATTTTTTTACTATCTAAAATAGTTTGAAAAACTTTGTATTCTCCTTTTTGTTCTTCTGCTAATCTCATCA